ATCTATAGTAGATAAATAACTTATTGGCCTTGTGTGGCAACAAGGAAGTGGGCTTGAAAAAGTAACCAACCATAAGGAGATAAAATAGATGCCGAATTGGAAAAAAGTAGTAGTTTCGGGTTCAAATGCCGAACTAAATCAAGTAACAGCTAGTTATTTCACTGGTGATGGTTCAGCTTTAACAAATTTAGCTGGTTCACCGATTGAAAATTACTATAGTGCAAGTGATAATAGAGTTATCACATCACTTAATAGTAGCACAGTCCATTCAGAACAAAATTTAATCTTTAATGGTAGTCAATTACAGATAACAGGTTCTTTAGATTCAAGTGGTAAATTACAAGAAGAAGGTGTGGCAGTAACCGATACTGCATTAGCATTTAGTATAGTGTTTGGAGGCTAATATATGGCAAATACATTTAAAAACGCAGCAACAGGTTCAAGTACAGATATTGTTCCTTTATATACATGTCCAAGTTCAACAACTGCAGTGATTCACGCAGTATATGTTAGTAATGTGGATGGAACAAATGATGCAACTATTAATTTAAGCGTTAGTGGAAGTTCCACTTTTAACGATAGGAAATATTTATTAAAGACAGTTAATGTTCCCGCAGATTCAACTGTCATTGTAGAAAAACCAATTAATTTGGCAGCGGGGGATAAATTAGAAACTCAAGCATCAAGTGATAATGACCTTGATGTGTTCGCAAGTATATTGGAGATTACCTAATGGGTGATTTTTCAACAATAGGAAGAATTGGTAAAACTATTCTTCCCGATGGGGCGGAAGTAACAGGTTCATTTAAAGTTGGACAACCAGGTGAATCTAATTTTCATATTGAAAATATAGATTTCTTTACTTTACTGGAAGATGCAGTAGTAATAGGAGAGGTTGGAAATACTTTTGAAAGTTTTGAGTTTGTTAGAGATAGTAATAACGAAATAGTGTTATCAAGTTAGGAATAAAAAATGGCAAAACAACATAGTGCATTAACAGGAAATGAATTACATAATCCGAAAGGTATAGGTTCAGAATCCACAGGTTCATTATTAATTTTATCACAATCTTTAAGTGCTATATCAGCAAGTGGACACATAGTTCCATCTGCAGATAACACTTATAATTTAGGTTCATCAACACAAAGATTTAAAGATGTAAATTTTGCAGGAAGTATAGGTAATGTAAGTGGTTCAACAATAAGTGGTTCATCATTACATATTGAAGGTGATGGTAAAGTTACAGGTGATTTTACAATTGGTGGAGACATTACAATTGGAGATGCCGATAGTGATTCAATAAGTATTAATGCAGATTTAACTTCTAATTTAATACCAAACGCAGATAACACATATGATTTAGGTAGTTCAGCAAAACAATGGAAAGACATTTATATAAATGGAACAGGTTATATTGATACATTTGATGCTGTAACTTCTACAGGAATAGTTAGTGGTTCAGCAGTTTACGGAACCATATTAGGACAAAATAGAACTGATGGTTTAAAAACAATAACCATCGAAGCAAATTCAATTATAAACCAAGATTTATCAACGGATGCAGATGCTACATTAGGAACTTTAGCTGTAGGTAATGTAACTTCTACAGGAATAGTAAAGGCAGCAGGTGTATTAAGTGGTAGTTCAGATGCATTCTTCGGACAATACGGAGTTTCATACATAAGTGCATCAAATGGTAGTTTACAAGCTACAAATTATATAAGTGGTTCTGAAGTAAAGGCTCCAACAGGAACTTTTGGAACTGCAACTATCTCGGCTGGAACAATTACAGGTATTACTGATATTGCTGTGGCAGATGGTGGAACAGGAGCCTCAAGTTTAACTGATGGTGGTGTTCTACTTGGTAGTGGAACAAGTGCGATTACTGCAATGGCAGTACTTAGTGATGGAGAAATGATAGTTGGTGATGGAAGTACAGACCCGGTCGCAGAGAGTGGGGCAACACTTAGAACTTCAATTGGAGTAGGAACAGGTGATAATGTTACATTTACTAATATAACAGGTGCTCAAATTAGTGGTAGTGGAGATGCATTCTTCGGTCAGTATGGAGTAAATTATGTAAGTGCTTCAGTAGGTAATATACAAGCAACAGGCTATGTAAGTGGTTCAGATATAAAAGGTGTAAGTGGAGATTTAGGTTCACTTAGTGTAGGAAATGTTACTTCGACTGGTACTATAACAGGTTCAGCTGTTTATGGAACAACCATTGGACAAAACAGAGTAGATGGTGTAAAAACTATTACAATCGAAGCAAACTCTACAGTCAATCAAGATTTAACAACTGATGCTTCACCAACATTTGCAGGAACTACAAATGGTAATGTTCAAGTAGGTGTTACTGGTGATAATGAAATAGATACATCAGGTGGAAACCTTACTATAGATAGTTCAGGTGGAACAACTACTATTGATGATATATTATCAGTAGCTGATGCAGCAACTTTTGATGGAACAATCACCGCAGGTGGAGCTATATCAACGGCTGGAATACTTAGTGGTAGTTCAGATGCGTTCTTCGGACAATATGGTGTAAGTTATGTAAGTGCATCAAATGGTAGTTTACAAGCAACAAACTACATTAGTGGTTCGGATATTAAAGGTGTGAGTGGTGATTTAGGTTCACTTAGTGTTGGTAATGTAACATCAACAGGAACAATTTCTGGTTCAGCAGTTTATGGTACTACAATAGGACAAAATAGAACTGATGGATTGAAAACTATTACGATAGAAGCGAACTCTATTGTTAACCAAGATGTAACAAGTGATGCAAATGTAGCATTTAACAACATAACATCTACTGGAACCATTAGTGGTTCAGCAGTTTATGGAACAACAATCGGACAGAATAGAACTGATGGATTGAAAACTCTTACTATTGAAAGTAATTCAGTAGTTAACCAAGATTTAAGTTCAGATGCTTCACCTACATTTGGTGGATTAACTTCTACAGGAAATGTGTTTGTTCAAGGTGATATAACAGCAGAAAATATTATTGTAAGTTCTTCAGTAACCCACACAACACAAAGTTTTTCAAGTGGTTCAACCATATTTGGTGATACCATTGATGATACACATAGATTTACAGGTTCAGTATTTTTCGGAACGGGTTCACTTCAATCAGTTGAACATATTACAGGTAGTGGAGTAATTAGTGGTTCGGAAGTTTATGGTACAACGATTGGACAAAATAGAGTTGATGGTGTAAAGACAATAACCATTGAATCAAACTCAACAATTAACCAAGATGTTACTACAGATGCAAATGTAACATTTAACAATGTAACATCAACAGGGACAGTTAGTGGTTCGGCAGTTTATGGAACCACGATAGGTCAGAACAGAACTGATGGGTTAAAAACAATCACAATAGAAGCAAATTCAATTATAAACCAAGATGTTACATCGGATGCATCACCTACTTTCGCGGGAACAACCGCAGGTAATATTAAAGTTGGAGTAACAGGTGATAATGAATTAGATACTTCAAGTGGTAATTTAACAATAGATTCTGCTGGTGGAACGATAACAATAGATGATATTTTATCAGTTGCAGGAGCAGCAACCTTTGATAGTACAGTACTATCGACTGGAAACCTATCAACCGCAGGTATATTGAGTGGTAGTTCACAAGCATTCTTTGGACAATATGGTGTAAGTTATGTAAGTGCTTCCGCAGGAAGTATTCAAGCAACCAATTATGTAAGTGGTTCGGAAGTAAAGGCACCTACAGGAACATTTGGAACAATAGGAGCGTTTACAGCGGGTGGAGCAATAGATTTCGATAATCAGAATATGACAAATGTTGATATTGATAGTGGTACAATCACAGGAATTACCGACCTTGCAGTAGCAGATGGTGGAACGGGTGCTGGAACATTCACAGATGGTGGAGTTCTACTTGGTAGTGGAACAAGTGCAATTACAGCTATGGCAGCACTTGGTGATGGGGAAATGATTGTTGGAGATGGTTCAACAGACCCAGTCGCAGAAAGTGGAGCAACATTAAGAACAAGTATTGGTGTTGGAACAGGAGATTCACCACAATTTACAGATTTAACTTTAACAGGTGGAGATATTACAATAACAAACGCCGCTACAGATGTAGATTTAAAAGATAATACTACATCAGCATTAACATTTGATGCAGGAGCAGGTGGAACATCAGTATTATCTATTCACACTAATGATTCAGCCGAAGCGGTTGAGGTTCAAGGTGTATTGAAAACATCAGGTATATTAAGTGGTAGTTCAGATGCATTCTTTGGTCAGTATGGTGTAAGTTATGTAAGTGCATCAGCTGGTAGTATTCAGGCAACTAATTATCTTAGTGGTTCAGAATTAAAACTTGGAACTGCACTTTCAGTAGAACAAGGTGGAACAGGTTTAAGAACTATAACTAATGGTGGAATTATGTTGGGAAGTGGAACTGGTAATATAACACCAATAACACTTGGTAACAATGAAATTCTTGTTGGTGATGGTTCAGGTGACCCAAATGCAGAAAGTGGTAATACAGCAAGAACAAGTTTAGGTTTAGGAACTGGTGATTCACCAACATTTACAGGGTTAACATTAAGTGGTGATATTGAAGTTCAAGGTGGAGATATTAATTTAACTAATGGTGAAACCGATATAGATGTAACAGATAATTCAGATTCTGCACTTTCATTCGATGCAAGTGGACAGGCTGGTATATTGGTAATTGATTCTACTGATAATTCTGAGGGTATAAGAGTAACAAGTCTTAAATCATCAGGAATAATTAGTGGTAGTGGTGAAGCATACTTTGGACAATATGGAGTTTCTTATGTAAGTGCATCAGCTGGTAGTTTACAGGCAACAAACTACATTAGTGGTTCGACTGTTAAGGCTGGTGGTGATATAATTGCATACAACTCTTCAGATAGAAGATTAAAAGATAATCTTGAAGTAATTCAAGGTTCATTGGATAAAGTTGGTAAGTTAGCAGGGTATGAATTTGATTGGAATGATAATCAAGATAACTATAAAGGTCATGATTATGGTGTAGTTGCACAAGAAGTTCAAGAAATATTCCCTGAATTAGTATCTGAAAGAGATGGTGGATACTTGGGAGTTAAGTATGAAAAACTTGTTCCAGTATTGATTGAATCAGTTAAAGAACTAAAAGAAAGAGTTGAAGAAATAGAAAAAAATTGTTGTTGTTTGAATAAATAGTTTATATTTATTATAAATAAACAACTTATAAGGAGTTATAAATGGCTAAATCAGAACCTATAAAATTTACTGAAGATGAAGTGAAATCTTTACAAGATTTAAGTACAGATTATCAACAAGTTTTTAGTGATATAGGAAAAAATAGAATAAATAAACTGAGATTACAAAAAGAAATCGAAAACCAAGAACAAATTGAGTTAGAATTAGAGACCAGATTTACTGCTCTTCAAGAAACTGAACAAAAATTGGTTAAAGAGTTCAATGATAAGTATGGCGATGGTGAATTAAATCCAACAACTGGTGTATTTACACCAAATAGTTAATTTTTTTCCTACGCTTTATATCGTTTGAGAATTTAATCTTATATTTATAAACACAAGATATAAATATCTTTTCATTAATTTTTAAGGAGAATAACAATGGCAGAAAGAATAGTATCGCCAGGTGTATTTACTCGTGAAAAGGATTTATCTTTTTTACCACAAGGTATTTCAGAAATAGGGGCAGCAATAATTGGACCGACCGTTAAAGGGCCGGCCTTTGTTCCTACTCAAGTTAATTCATTTTCTGAATTTGAAAATATCTTTGGTGGATTAGATACTCGTTTTTATGTGCCTTACACCGTCCAAGAATATATCAAGAACGCTCCATCGGTAACGATTGTGAGAGTTTTAGGTATCGGGGGATATCAAAATGATGTAATTCGATTAACACTTTCAGGTTCAACTAAGAGTGTTGGAGATAGAGTTGCTGCAGTATTGAAACCTTCTCGAAGTGATGTTAGTTTGGCTCTATCAGGACCAACAAGTGCATCATTAGCAGCAGGAGCAGATTGGGCTGAAGCTACTTTGACAGTAGGTGGAACTCAAAAAACAATTTCATTTAATACTGGTTCAGATAATTTCATCGAGAAAGTATTTGGTACAGACCCACAAACAACAAACACTAATGTTTATGTTTACAAAAGTTTTAAAGACTACGCATCTTCAAATAGTTTTGATGCAAATGTAAGTATGAGTATAGCAAGTGGAAGTGGTGAAGATTTTACACACGATTACAACCACGCAACCACACCATATATTGTTTCACAATTATTAGGTGGTGGTAGAAAGAATCTATTCAAAGTTAATAGTCGTTCACATGGAACGGAAGTTAATAAAGATTTTAAAGTAGCAATCAGAGATTTAACAGCAGCTGGAAAAGTTCCAGGTAGTGATTATGGTTCATTTTCATTACTTGTATTGAAGAACAATCCAAATGAGGTTGATGATGGTGAAGTTTTAGAAGAATTTAGTAACCTTAACTTCGATAAAGATTCAAAAAATTATATAGCACGACAAGTTGGTGACAGATATGTAACAATTGATTCAAATGGTAAACTTACCTACAATGGTGATTATCCAAATAAATCAGTTCATTGTTACATAAGTGATTACGACTCAAACCTTGAGGGTATAGCAGAAGCAGCACTTCCACATGGATTTGCGGCAGCATCTAATCCAAGTTTGGGTACTACTGGTGTTCCAAGTGCTAGTTTCAAAACCGCACAAACAAATACTAATGGTGTATTTGACCAAAATGTTTATTATGGTTGGGATTTCTTACACGATGATAACAAACAATATTTGGCACCACTACCAGCATCAGGTGGTACTGGTAACAATGCAGTATTTAGTTTAGAAAATATGAATGGGCACGCAGATGCAGATACAATCGGTGCTGATACATATGCAAATGGAAGCACAGCACTTTCAGTAACTGCAGCCGCTAAAGCTCAGTTGAAATTTGTTGTTCCATTACAAGGTGGTTTTGATGGTGATAATCCAGGAACTCAAAAGGCAACTGGTAATGATATCACCGCAGCAAACACACAAGGATTTGATATTCAAAGTTCAAGTTCAAGTGGTTCAGTAGCTTATAAAAGAGCTATTAATGCAATCAGTAACCCTGATGAGTTTGATATTAACTTGTTAGTAACTCCTGGAATTATCCATGAGTATCACTCACAAGTAACCAATCACGCAATTAGTAAAGTAGAAGATAGAGCAGATGCATTCTACATTATGGATGGTTCAAGATGGGGCCGTTCAGTAACGAATGCAATATCTGATGTTAATTCATTAGATACAAACTATGCAGCTACTTATTATCCCTGGGTGAAGATAATGGACTCTGATAAAGATAAACCAATGTGGGTTCCACCTTCAGTTGTGATACCTGGTGTAATCAGTTTCACAGATAGTGTAGCACACGAATGGTTCGCACCAGCAGGTTTGAATCGTGGTGGATTGAGTTCAGTATTAGAAGCAAAAACAAGATTAACTCATACGGAAAGAGATGATTTATATACAGACCGTGTTAATCCAATTGCTTCATTCCCTTCACAAGGTGTAGTAGTGTTTGGACAAAAAACTCTACAAGGTAAACCATCAGCACTTGATAGAATCAATGTAAGAAGACTGTTAATCAGACTTCGTAAGTTCATTGCAAGTTCTTCAAGATACTTAGTGTTCGAACAAAACACAGCAGCAACAAGAAACAGATTCTTAGGAATAGTTAATCCATTCTTAGAATCAGTTCAAGCTAATAGTGGATTGTCAGCATTTAAAGTAGTGATGGATGATAGTAACAACACACCAGATGTTGTGGATAGAAATCAAATGGTAGGACAAATCTTTATTCAACCTACAAGAACTGCTGAGTTCATTGTGTTGGATTTTGTAATCCAACCTACAGGAGCAGCTTTTCCTGAGTAATTTTGATTTGGAAAAATGACCTAAAAAGAAAAGCCCCAATTTCGGTTGGGGTTTTTCATGTCCAAAATATTTTTTTTGTTTTTAATTTTCCAAAACTGAGGAAAAAAGTAAAAAGTCGGGTTTACTCAATTTGTTTTTGGGGGAATTTTTTTCTCTATAGAAAAACTTCTAAAAAACTTCGAATAATCAATATAAATTATTGTTGTGTATTTACATATTTTTTAGGTTTATGATATTTATTAATGAATTAGATAACGGCAAAACTATTAGGAGAATATAATGGCCGAAGTATTAGCAGCTGACGAAATATTTTTTACCCCGTTTGAACCTAAAACAAAAAATAGGTTCATCATGTATATAGATGGGATTCCAAGTTATTTTGTAAAAACAGCAAACAGACCACAAATAACTTTTGAAGAAGTTGAATTAAATCATATCAATGTAAAAAGATATGTTAAAGGTAAAGGTACTTGGGAACCTTTAGAAATTACTTTGTATGACCCAATTGTTCCAAGTGGAGCACAAGCCGTTATGGAATGGGTTAGATTACATCATGAATCAGTAACAGGTCGTGATGGATACTCAGATTTTTATAAGAAAGAGATTAAATTTAATCTTTTAGGTCCAGTTGGAGACAAAGTTGAAGAATGGGAATTAAAAGGTGCGTTTATACAAACTGCTAACTTTAATGATTTAGATTTTGCTAATGGAACGGATGTAGCTGATATCAGTTTAACACTTCGTTACGATTACGCAGTTCTATCATTCTAATAGGGGAAAACAATGGGATTTATTGAAATATTCAAAGATGATAACGATTACAATGAAAAATCAATTATAGGTTTCGGAGCATTTGCAACAATGGTATTGTTTGCATTGGTGGATTTAGGTACAGGTATTGCTGGAAAGGAACTCGTGATTAATGATGTTGTTTATAATTCATTTGTCTTTGTAACATTAGGTTCTTTTGGAATTGCAGGAGCAGAGAAAGTACTTGGACCGAAAAAATAATTTACATTTTCAGTAATTTACAAGATAGTTATATAATATATGGTTTTAAATTCAAATTATTTCATAGGAGATAAACATGGCTGATAATCAGTACGCGTTTCCTACTGAAGTTCTGTCTTTACCTTCAAAAGGATTACTATATCCTAAAGATAGTCCATTAAGTAGTGGAACAATAGAAGTCAAATACATGACTGCAAAAGAAGAGGATATTCTAACATCAACAAATTTAATTGAAAAGGGATTAGTGATTGATAAACTTTTAGTAAGTGTTATCGCTGACCCTAAGGTTAAATTAGATGATTTGTTAGTGGGTGATAAAAATGCACTGATGTTAGGAACTCGTGTATTGGGATATGGTAAAGATTACGAGGTTACCATTGAAGACCCGGATACAGGTCTTGATGTAGAACATACATTTGACTTAACAAAGTTAGAAACTAAAAAGGTTGATGAAAAAGTTTTTAAAAGTGGTAAAAACAAATTTTCATTTACATTACCTAATTCTAAAAGAGTTATAGAGTTCAAATTACTTACACATAAGGATGAACGAGATATAGATTCAGAGTTAAAGGGACTTGAAAAAATCAGTAGAGCTACTGGTATACAAAGTCAACTTACAACAAGATTGAAATACCAAATACTTTCAGTAGATGGTGAAACTAATAAAAAGTTTATTCATAATTTTGTTGATAATGAATTTTTAGCACTTGATACGAAAGAATTTCGTAATTATCATAATTCAATTCAACCAGATATAGTATTTGAACAGGAATATACAAGTGAATTAGGAGAATCCCACACGGTCAATATACCGATAGGGATACGATTTTTTTGGCCTGAGAGCTAAAGATAAATCATACATTCACGACGAAATTCATAGTTTAATTTATCATGGTGAAGGATTCACTTTCACCGAGGCTTATTCTATGCCCATCTACTTACGAAAATATTATATCAACAAATTAATAAAAACTCGTAAGGAAGAAAATGAACAATCTAAAAAATCCCAAATGCCACATGAAAGATTCAAAAAATCTTAGAATTTGATATTTATTAATGGTTAAACTCATTCAAATTTAGGAAGAAAATTCATGAAAAGAAGATTTACAGAAAATTCAGTAAAACTTTTAAATAAGGTATATAAAGAAGGTTTGTTATCAAAATTTGTTCAATCTATCAAGAAATCAATTGAGGGAAAAACTGATGCTGAGATAGATAGAATTTTAAGAAAAACTAATAAGCAAGGAACAGACTTTGCAAAATTAGCAAAAAAAGACCCAAAGAAAGCACTTAATATGATTCTAAAAGATATGGGTCAACCAAAAACAGACTGGATTTAAGTCTCAAATCAATAACAACTATAATAGATTAGGATAAATGGCATTCATATATGGCGTGGACACCAAAAGACCAAGATAAACTCAATAGGCTAAAAAAAGAGTCTACAATACTTGAACAAGAACAAAAAAAGTTAATGGAAGATGCTGCCAAATTGTCAGGAATTGCATATCAAAATGCAATTAAGACAATAAAGGCAAAAGGTAAACAATTAACTGCCATGAAAGGCCAAAAGGCAATCTTGGAAGGTATGGTTGAAGATGAAGAAAAGATATTTAAAACAACCGATAAAACAAGAGCATTAGAATATGATATAGCAGGTTCAAAGGCAAAATTAAAGAAATTAGAAGAAGATATTCTTAAATCAACAAAGGCTGTGGGAATTTTAACTCATAAAGAACGAAAACGTCTTGCACAAAAAATGGCCATTCAAAAACGAAATTTAGATTTAAATATTAAGGCAGCAACTGAAATTCAATTTGCACAACAAACTCAAGATAAACTTCTTGCAAGTTTAGGATATAGTAAGGGTATGTTAACTGGTATGGTAGCACAGGCAAAATTATTTACTATTGCTATGATGAAGAATCCCTGGATAATTGCATTAAGTGCACTGGCAGCATTGGTATTAGTAATGAAAGACCAATTTAAGTTAGCCAAGGATATTAACGCACAAACGGGTCTTGGAGCATTAAAATCAAGAGAATTGGCCAAGGATATGCAATTACAAAATAAGGCCTTAAAACTTATAGGTCAAGATGCAGTTGCAATATTGGGCCAAATGCAAGACCAATTTGGAAATATGAAAAAAGTAACTCCAGAAGCTGTTGCTCAAATTGGTGTAATGTCAACTTGGTTAGGTGCTTCAAGTGAAAGTCTTGTAAAAATAAAAGGCC